CGGAATTCCATCGTTCTGCGCAGCCCTAAGGTTCTCGCGTCTACGGAGAAGGCTATCAACAATGTCAAAATTGAAGTTAGCTTCCATCCGGAGACAACGCAGGCCGAGGTCGAACAGCTGTGTGAAACAGCCGCCCAAATGTTGGGGACGAGTGCCTTTATGGCTTTCCAAAAAGACCAGAATCTTAATTAAACTGATTCTGGCCCTCTGGATTATCGTCTTGATCTCGAAATTTCCTGAAGGCACGGTTGTGCTTAAGGATATTTTGCGTGTTCTACTGGTTTGGTAATCCTACCGACCAGCACTTCTCAAATCACAGGAAAACTCCTATGAGAAACAACCCGAAGAAACCTAAGGGCAAAATGCTCTTTGACGCTCATCAGTTCTTGACCAAGGCTGTTGAAGCATACACGTTCGATCTAGACAGTATAAAAGGTAATCCCGATTATACTTGCTACCACTCTGAAGCCCGAGAGCGCTGGTTGAAAGGATTTCGTAAGAAATACCTCCTTCCTGGCGACCGTACCACCAGGGAAGACAAAGCTTTGGCTAAGTTTTCCTCGGTTAATCAAGAGATGCGGGAATATATTACTTTCCCAAATCCCGGTACGTCTGAAGATACACGTGATGCTATTCAGTGCGTTAAGCACTGGGTATACCATCTCTTAGGTCCAGCCCCTTCATGGGACGAGATCTTTGTTGAGTGTAGAAACTCAAACGGTACTTCAATTGGAGTTCCCTTTTGGGATACTTCACCGGAACGTAAGTTCCAATTTCCAATCTCGACGACGGCTCAGTGTAGGCCTCTATGGGAGGACTATATGGCCTGGGATAAAGATCTTGCCCAGGCCATAGAGCTCCTCAATGAGAGTCTCGGCGTTACTTGCCCGAGGCTCGTTACTGTAGAGGGGTCGCGTGCTGCTACTGTTCCAAAGACCGATGACATCGATCGTATGATCGCTGTCGAGCCGGTAGTCAATATGTGGTTCCAGCATGGGATTTCCCATTTCCTGGAAAAACGACTGACGAAGGCTTGTCTTTCTTTTGATAAAGACCCTGAAAAACATCGGCGTTGGGCATGCTGGGGAAGTATACACAATCGTCTCGCGACGATTGACTTCTCTAGTATGTCCGACCGGGTGTCGATAGGGGTTGCCAAGTATCTCCTTCCGGAGGACTGGTACGTCATGCTAGACCGTGTTCGATCTCCGGAGATGTCCATTAAGGGCACTCCGACTGATCTTTACATGATTAGCACCATGGGGAACGCAACAACTTTCCCCCTGGAGACGCTTATCCTCTTTGCAATTGCGATAACAGTTAAACAACGCGCCAATTCAAAGTACAGAAAAATCCCTGACCTACGGTTTGGTATTCGTACCAGTCCGTGGGTTGAAGATGTTTCTGTCTTTGGCGACGACTGCATACTTGAGTCGCATTTAGTTCCTTCTTTCCTTGAACTCTGCACCACGTTCGGTTTTCAACCAAATATGGATAAGAGTTTTTGGGGCGGAGAGTACTTCAGAGAGAGCTGCGGTGGCGATTTTTTCCACGGCAGGGACGTCAGGCCCTTCTTCCTAGGGGCCTTACCAGAAACACGCTCAAAGGTTGCGTGGGAAGCTTACTTTTACAGTACTATCAACGGCGTAATACGAAAGTACATCTCGTACTTCGGCGTCCTTGAGTACCTATACAGTAAGCACCTCCTGCAATATCTTTTTGAATGTTTAT